GGTGTAGGGAAATGTAAGACGAGCGAAGCGAGTATCACACTCTCAAAAAAATCCAAATGGTTTGGACTCTTCACCCATCAGGGTATAGGGGGTACTGCCTCTGCAATCGAGACGTGTCACGCTAGGTATGGCCTAGTCGGGTCTCTTTAGGACAGTACCCCTACGGTAGTAGCTTCACCCCTGAGCGGAACTAGCGACACTTCAGGCTTCGCCTGGAGTCACTAATCTTGGAGCCACCCTACCCTCCTATACCGTAGTTGGTTTGGGTGCTCTTACGAAACACAAACATGGCATAAAGCCCCCGCTAGAGGCCTTTGTGACAATCGTGTAAATAGCGCGCGTAACCCCTAGTTACGCATACTTACGCATAAGTATATGGGAGGGGCCCATGTGGCGAGCCCTGTGGCACCGAGGGCAGAGCCACACGACCTCCAGGGGCTTCGCGTAGTCCTCGTGGTGCGCGTGGAGCTTGGTCTCGCCCGGCCTCGGGGAGTGCTTCTGCCCACAGTCTTCGCAGGGCTTGGGGAGGACCCGCCCGGAGCTGCGGTGCTTCGCCCAGGCGTAGCGCGCTTCCTTCTGCAGGTGCTTGTTCCTCACAACAGCTCCGCGAACAGGGCGACGGCTCCCCGAGTCTTCCCGGCGCGGCGCAGCCCCCCGCCGGCGACGAAGGCCTGGAGGATGTTCATGCGATGCCGCCAAGGCATGACGTCGTACTTGGTGATGTGGATGCGGATGTCTGAGAAATCCATCAGTCCTGCCCGTAGCTGGGCCACTGCGCTTCGAGGTCGTCGAGGTAGTGGTCGTCTTCTTCCCAACCGCCCGAGCCGCCGCACTCGGGGCACTTCGCGGGGTCTAGGTCGGGTTCATCGACGTAGATGGTGCCGACGCCGTCACAGCAGTCGCACGTCACCCAGAGGTCTACTTGTATAGCGGGTGTGTATCCCATGAGTACAGCATAGCACATTCCCGCGCCGATGTCAAACCAAACGCCCTTCTAAACATGAGCACCAAGAAGGTCCCCAAGAAGCCCGCCGTCAAGAAGATGGCGAAGCCCAAGAAGAGTTCCGGCGCGTTCAAGCGAATCTACGGCTTCTAAGTGGCGGAGCCCCTCTGGCGCACGGTCCTCCAGAAGGTCCTGGGCGGAGTGCAAGCCGCTGGTCAGCGCGTCGAGGACGTCCTCGCGCCCCTAGCCCCCGGCGGGCGCCTGTATGCGAATCCGATGGGCCTCGGTCTGAGCCCCCGCGCTAACCGCGACCAGTCCATCCGTCCCATGACGGTGGAGGAAACGGAGAGCACCCTATTCCACCACTCGCAGTTCCTTTTCCGCCAAGAGCAGGAGAAGAACCTGGGGGTGGACACGGTGATGGACATGATCCCCACCGTCGGCGGAAGTGGGAAGATCATCGAGCTAGACAAGCGGCGCGTCAAGGCCCGCGAGAAGACCCGCAGAGCCGTGATGGGCCTGCGCAAGATCCAGACCCAGGAGGGCTACCTTCCCGAGGACCTGGAGCCGCTGCCCCCCAAGGCAGAGAGAGAGCATATTGAGGGCGGGTCGGAGTTCCTGAACCCCGTGAAGCCCTCCGATCGACACCCGCTCGATACCCGATTCAGACGCAAGTAACACCCTAGCGAAGGAGGGCGTAGCGATGCCCAAGACAGTACCAGGCCGGCGAATAGTAGTCGCCGCGCACGACATGATTGACCCCGAGCGCAAGAGGCTCGCCGAGGACCAGCGCCTTCCCGTTCCCGTGACTGCGGACGACATGGCGAAGCCTGAGACACCCCTTCCCGGCGACCTCGTGGAGCTGACGTATGAGCAGCGCCTGCAGAGGCAGATCAAGATGCTGAACCTCGCCATGGGGAAGCATGAGCGGGTCCTTTCCAAGGGGGGAGAGATCTCCGACGACGCTGAGAAGCGCCTGATGTCCCTGGTGGACGCCTCTCGGAAACTGGAGCTGGCACTCGCGCAGATCCGGGCCAAGTCCGACGGCGACGGGGGAAAGAGCGACCTGGAGATTGCCCTGTTCCTGCTCGATAAGGGCCTCGCGATCGAGACCGTGAAGGCGAACTTCGCCCACAACCCCGGCTTGGCTGACGAGCTGGAGGAGGCCCTCAGTGACCGACAAGAATAGCGAGATCCGGCCCATCGAGAAAGCCGACCGCAAGTACGTCATCCAGTCCTGGCTGTACGACTACCAGGAGAGTCCCGAGATGCGCATGCCGGGGCTCATCAACGACGACTACTTCGGGTACCAGCACAAGCTCATCGAGGACATCCTCCCCCGCGCCTCACGAGCCGGGAGCGCCTACATGTGCAACGAGCCGGGCCACCCGCACCTCTACCGAGGCTGGCTGGTCGCGGAACCCTACGAGGGGCTTCCCGTGGTCCACTTCATCAAAGTGAAGAAGGGCGCCATGGGAGAGGGGGTCGCCACGGCCCTCATGGAGCGCTTCTACGCGGACTTCGGCTACACCAAGGGCCAGAACTGCGTCTACACGCACAGCGCCAAGGACATCCAGCGCCACAAGTGGCTCCGCCAGAAGATGACCGAGGAGTGGGGTAGCGTGTACCTCCCCTGGTTCAAGTACACCCTGGCCACCCCCGGCTGGGAAGCCTAGTGGGCGCAGACCCGGAGCTGTCTAGAGCCCTGGCCGAGGTTGCGAAGCGCGCGTCGCGCGTAGCCAACCTCGACTGGAACACCCTCATGTTTGGCCCCCAGCGGGAGTTCATCGAGGACCCCGCGCGCCTCAAGGTGGCCTGCTGTTCCCGCCGTGCCGGCAAGAGCCACGGGGTCGCCCTCGCGCTCCTGAAGGCTGGCTTCGAGCACCCGGGCTCCTTCCCGTTGTACATCAATATGAACCGCGCCAGCGCCAAGGGCATCATCTGGCCCGCGCTGAAACGCATCGACAAGGACCTGGGCCTTGACCTGAAGTTCGACAACACCCACGGGCACATCTACCTCCCCAACGGCTCCGCCATCATGGTCTACGGGGCGGGCTCGAAGCGAGAGATGGACAAGATGCGCGGGCTCGCGCCCAGCGCCGTGTGCCTCGATGAGGCCCAGAACATGGGCAATGACATGCTGTATCTGTTGACGCAAGTGCTCCTCCCGGCCACGTTCGACTACAAGGCGCAGATCATGGTCACGGGGACGCCGAGCAACAGCCGGCACAACCCCTTCTACAAGATCTGTCACAACATCCGGCTGAACGACAAGGTCGACATCGGCTGGTCCGTCCACAACTGGACCATGCTGGAGAACCCCTTCATTCCCGACCCCGAGGAGCAGATGGCCATGTTCCGCGAGGCCATGGGCTGGAACATCAACACCCCCGCCTACCTGCGTGAGCTGTGTGGGAAGTGGGTCTTCGACACGGACCGCGTGATCTTCCACTCCACGGAGCGTATGCTTGTGGACCGCTGGCCCCGCGAGAAGGCCGACGACTGGCGCTTCATCATGGGGGTCGACCTCGGCACCGTGGACCCCTGCGCTTACACGGTTATGTGCTACTCCCGGGCTGTGGCTGAGGCCTACGTGCTGGAGAGCTACCGCAAGTCGGACCTGAGCACCATCGAGGCCGGCGCTGAGATCGAGCGCCTCTACGACCGCTACCCCACGTTCAGCCACACGGTGGTGGACTCCGGGGGCCAGGGCGCGAGCTTCATCCGGCAGTGGAAGGACACGCACCCCCACATCCCCGCCAAGCCCGTCAAGAAGGGGGCGGACTCCGTCGACATGGGCATCAGCATCATCAACGCGGACATCCGGGCGGGGAAGATCTTCTTCGTCGAGAAGCACTGCCAGGACCTCCTGCAGGAGCTGGACACGGTGCAGTGGGACGAGCGAGCGGCGGAGGTCGGCAAGCGCACGGTCAAGGCCGGAATGAGTGACCACGCCATGGACAGTTTCCGTTATGCGTCGACCAAACTCCGCATCCACGACATCGGGGGCTTCGTGGCGGACGACTCGACACCCCACGGCTCCCCGGAGTATTGGGCCCGCCTGAAGCAGAAGGCCCACGACCAGGCCTTCAACCAGCGCAAGCCGGAGCCCCTGTGGGTCAAGCTGGGCCGGTGGAAGCGGCCAGGCAGGCGCTAGAACGAGAAACGGGCGACACCTGTCCCGAGTGCCGCCCTCAAAGTTCCCGGACCCTACGCTTGGTCGTCATGCCAGGGGGTCTTGTAACCTAGTAAACTTGGTCACAGAGACCATTCTAGCACAACGGGCCGCCCTTGTCAAACCAAACCCCCTACTTATCAGATGCCTGATCAAGATTTCTTGGAGTCGAAGGCGTGGTGGGAGGAGAAGACGAAGCCAAAGGCCCTGAGCCCCGCGCTCGGGATCTTCAAGTTCTTCGCTGACCACGACAAGAACCGGCTTTCCGCGTACAACGCCTACTCCCGGATCTATCTGAATCGCGACATCGACGACTCGGACTACCTCGCGAGCTACACGGCCGCGTGGAACACCGAGGATAACTCCTACTCTCGCGTCCCGATCAACCTCGCCAAGATCTTCATCGACGCAGCCCACGCGCGCATCACCAAGCAGAACCCGCGCCCCGTCTTCGTCTCGAAGGGCGGGAACTTCAGCCTCCAGAAGAAGGCGCAGAACATGCAGAAGTGGGTGGAGTACGCTGATCACTTCACCGACGCGCGCACGATCAAGAAGGCCGCGAGCCTGAACGCCCAGATCTACGGTAACGGCTTCGTCAAGACCTGCCCCCACCCGGTAGTCGACGAGGTCATGACCACGAACATCCACCCGGCGGACATCTTCGTCGACCCGATGGAGGCCAGCGCCAACGCGACGCCCACCCACATCTACCAGCGTGCCTACGTAAGTCGCAGTCGCCTGATGAAGCTCTTTGCCAAACACAAGGACAAGATCCGACGGGCCGCGCGCATCACTGACCAAGACACCTACCAGTGGCGGCGCCAAGACCAAAAGGCCTTGGGGACCGTCGTGGAGGTCATCGAGGGTTGGAGGCTCCCTAGCTACCACGGGGCGGGTGACGGAAAGCACATCATCTTCGTCTCGAACCAAGTGCTGGTGCTCGATGAGTGGGAGCACGACTGCTTCCCGATCTCCAACACCAAGTGGAAGGATGACCCCACCCTCGGCTTCTGGGGCATCAGCCAGACCGAAGAGCTGCTGGGCGTGCACTTCGACTTCAATCACACCATCACGAACATCGAGACGTGCATCGATGCGATGCCCACCCCCTTCATTCTGGTTCCCGAGAGCGGGAACATCAGCGAGGGCGAGCTGGGGAACGTGAACGCGATCGTGATCAACTACGCCGACAAGGCCCCCACGTTCGAGCTACCCCCGAGCGTCCCGGCCGACGTCACGAACTACGCCCAGAGCATCTGGGACAAGGGTCTTCAGATCTCACGACTCGTCGCGCTCGGCATGCCCCGGGAGACGCCGAAAGGTTTTGAGACCGGCCAAGCGGTCCGAGACTACAACGACATCCAGAGCACGGAGCTGGCGCCGCAGTATGAGGCGTTCGAGCGCTTCAACGTGCAATGCTACGAGGCCGACGTCCGCGCCGGCCGAGACATCTACGCGCGCAATCCCAACTGGAAGGTTGTGCTCCGTAAGGACAAGTACACGATCGAAGAGATCGACTGGAGTCAGCTGGACGACGATCCGAGGCGAGACAGCTTCGTGATTCAGGTCTTCCCGGCCTCTATGCTCTCGCAGACCCCCGCGGGTCGCAAGAGCGACGTGCTCGACTACTTCAACGCCGGTTGGCTTGACGTGGGCGAGGCGATGTCCCTCCTCGATTTCCCCGATATGGATGAGTTCCGCAACCTCAAGGACGCCCCGCGAAAGAACATCGCGCGCATCCTCGAAGAGATGCTGGACGACGACGAATACACGCCCCCCGAGCCCACCTTGGACTTGCGGTTGGCAATGAAGATGACTCAGATGTACATCAACAAGGCCCAAGCGATGGGCGTTCCCGAAGAGCGAGTTTCCAACCTGCGACAGTTCATGCGACAGGTCCACACGCTACTTCAGAAGTCTGAGGAAGCGACCCGCATCCAAGCGTCGGGAATGGGTCCCACGTTGGCCGGCGGGCCACCCGCAACGAGTCCTGACGGCTCCCAGCCGACAGCGATACAAGGACCAGTCCAATGAGCGAACCAGCAGTAGAGACCATTCCGGCCCAGAGCCGACAAGACGCCATCGCAGCCGCAGCCGCGGCAGCGGACGACGCCACCCCTACGCCCGAAGCCGACAAGCCCGGAGCACCCCTCACCAAAGACGACGTCGCCGGGAAGACCGCCGACGAGAAGGGCACGCCCGACCGCAAGCTCGTGGCCCCCAGCATCCGTGAGTTCCTCCGAGCCAACACGGAGCCCGAGGCCCCCGCCGGCCTTGAGAAGGAGATCGCAGACCTACGCGGCGCCCTCGATGGCATCGCGAACCAAGGTAAGCCCCCGGCAGAGCTTTCCGTCGAGCAGCAAACGCTCGCGAAGCTCGAAGCCCTCGAAACCCGAGAGCGCGAACGTGCTGAGGCAGACGAGGCGGCTAAGGCCGAAGAAGAGTACAACAACCGCGTGCGCAGCATGCGTGAAGGCGTGGTGGAGAACATCAACGCCAAGAAAGAAGATTACCCCGGCCTCGTGGCCCTCGAACAGCAGGAGACCGTGTTCAACGCTCTCGTGCAGAGGAGCCAAGACGGCGTGGAGACGAGTGAAGACGAGATCGCGAGCGAAGTAGAGGATGGCCTACGCACTGTCTACGAGACACTGCACAAGGTCTACGGCTCTACACCCCCTAGTGAAGACAGCACGCCAAGCAGCGAACGGAAAGTGACCCTTACCCCAGGCCTATCAGGAGCTGACGAAGCCGCCGACATCGAGAATATGTCTCGATCCGAGCGGATTGAGTACCTGTGGGCCAAATCTCAAAAATCCTAAAGGAAACCTCTCATGGCTGCTACAAGCAGAACTAACTACGAGAAGTTCATGAAGGAACTGTACCGGGGCTCCTACGTTGCTGATCTGACCTACGACACCAACGCACTCCTCGCTCTCGTTCCCAAGAACACTCGAACTGGTGGTACCAAGTACATCAAGCCGGTTCGCTACTCCCACATCACGGGCCGCTCGGCCCTCTTTGCCACCGCTGATGCGAACATTGGCCCGGCCGCACGTGTGCGCTGGGAAATGGACTGGACGGACCATTACGTCAAGGCCGCAGTGGACAACAAGGCAGTCGTTCTCTCCCGTCAGGGCGGGGATGCGTCTTTCCGTGCCCTCCTGACCGACGAAGTTGACAGCGCGCACAGCGCGTTCGCCAATGACGTTGAGATTGAGCTTCACGGAGACGGTACCGGCTCGCGCGGTGACGTCGTTTCAGTGTCGACCGTGTTCATCACGGTAGGCCCCGGCGAAGGTTCCAACTTCAACGTGGGCGACTCGCTCGTCCACACCGACGCATCGGACGTCTTGCTCGACACGGGCGAGGTTCAGGTGGTCGTTGGAGTGAACCGCGACACGGACACCATTGAGCTGGACGCGGACTGGACCACGGTTTCGATCGCGACCCACAAGCTCGTGCTCGAAGGCGACCAAGGCGCGAAGGCGAATGGCCTCAAGGCGTGGCTCCCGGGCTCCGGCGTGGGCGCAACGCTGTTCAACAGCGTCAACCGCACTGCCGACCCCCAGCGTCTTGCTGGTAATGACGGCGTGAAGGGTACCCTTTCGGGACTCCTGGTTACAGATATGCTCGTGCAGACCTGTGCCAAGATCAACCGTCAGGGCGGAAAGCCGACCATCGCTCTTCTGGGCGCTGGTGACTTCGCCGATCTCTGCCTCGAAACCGAGAACAGAGGCCGCTACGCGAAGCTGGGCGCGACGTCCGGGAACATCTCGTTCTCGGCCCTCGAAGTCCAGACCGGCTCGGGCGCAGTGCCTACCGTGGCTGACCGACACACGTCGGACGACCAGGCCTTCATCCTAGATACGCGTGCGATCGAGCTTTATTCGGCCGGACCCGTCCCCTCCCTCTTCAATGAGGACGGCTCGTTCTACCACCGAACAGAAGCCGCTGATACCCTTGAGTTCTACCTCTTCGCGTTCTACGGCCTCTCGGTCCAGGACCCGGGTGGGTGTAGCTGGGTTCAAGACGTCAAGTAGTTTTTTCTTGAGTGCCCCCGGCCGCTAGGTCGGGGGTTCCTCCCCTTTTAGGAAGCAATGGCCGAAACTCTCACATCTCTAATCTCCTACGTCCGGCACCGCGCCAACATGGAGAGCACTCCGGGTCAGTCTGCGTTCGTCTCCGACACGGAGATCACGCACTACCTGAATGATGAGATCAAGGCGATGTACTCCAAGATGGTGAATGTCGACGACGGCTCGCTCTTCGCGACCGTGTCCCCCACCCTCGTGAAGGTTGGCGACAACGCCTACCAGCTTCCCTCAGATTTTTTGCGGCTCGTGGATGTCAACATCTACTCGGGCTCGCGCTGGATTCCCGCGACAGTCGCTGATCCACAGAACTACCACCAGCTCCTTACTGACACGTACACCGGGGACTACGACACCCGCTACTTCCTGTACCGTAACAACGCACAGGACCGCTACGAGCTGTTCCTCTTTCCGTCCAAAGAGGTCGACTCGATCGGCGTGCGCTATCTTCCAGAGGCTGACGTCCTTTCCGTCGGTGCTGATACGCTCAAGTGGCCCTCCAACTGGCACCTCGCAACGGTGCTCGGGGCTGCAGTCAAGTGCTTGATCAAGGAAGAGTCGGACCCCACCGCCCTCATGCTAGAGCGCGACGCCGAAGTCGCTCGCGTTCTCAAGGACATCCGGGCGCAGAAGGTGGCCGAGGTAAAGACTCTCCGCAACATCGGGAACAGAACCCGACGCGCAAGTAGGTTCAGACTCAACAGGATCTACTAGTGGCCGACTTCAAGAAGTTTGACTATGACCGCTTCTCCCAGAGCTTGGCCCAATCCATCAACAAGCCCACGGGCTCGCTCGTGACGGGAGACATCACTCGTGGTGACGTCGTCAAGGTCGGCCCCGACTTCACGGACAATAGCGCGACCGCAGTGGTGAAGGCACGCCGCGCGGGAGCGATCATGATCGGGCGCGACGGCTCCACCGATACCCACCTGCACGCGTGGACGATCGACGGGACGATCCTGACCGTTCGTCAGAGCAACGACGCGGACACCACCTACTGGTTCTGGGTGTTCTAGTGGCCCTGAAGCGCGCAACCAAGTCCCTCCCACTTTCCGGGGGCATGACTGAAGAGGTAGACGAGTTTCTCCTCGAAGCTCCCGGCATGGCTAGCATGCGCAACGTCCGCTTCACGAAGCTGGACACCTGCGAGAAGGCGGAGCCCACGAGCTTCGTGGCAGTGACGGGTGGCGCGAACCACTCAGTCGACGCCTACGGCATGTGGACCAAGGACAATGACGTGTCCATCGTTGCGAACAACGAGGTCCTCGTGTCGCTTGACTCGGGGGACACCTGGGACGTCTACGCCCAAGACACGGACCTGCTCGGGATTGAGAAGGTGTGCTCCACCATCGAGGGTTCCGGCGCGATCAACTTCCAGATGCAGCCTCTTGGCACCTACGTGGCGTCGCCCCTCAGTTTTGATATTACTCACTACGCCTGCGCCTGGGAGCGCGTTCGACAGACCTCGCAAGCGGTAGACAACTTCCGTGACGTCGTCACAGCCATCTACGACGCCGACGGTCGGCTCCTGAGCGAGAAGGTCATCGCAAGCGCTAGCTCGCCGCGACTTCAACCCCTCGGAGGAACGTCCTGTGCGCTTCTCTGCGTGGACATCTTTGGAGACTTTCACCTTGAGGTCGGGTCGTCGATCACCGAGGCCTTCACGTTTGTAAATACGTATGCGCGAACCATTCGCGACTACAACCACTACTATAACTCCACAAACTTCGGCTGGGGCGCCGCCGGTTTCGAGCTGGACGGCGAGAACATGCGCCTCGGCTACTCCGTCGACATGATGGACAACAACCACTCCACCGCGTTCCACTCACCCCTGAACGCGAGCTTCGGAGTAGTGGGCTTCAAGGCCGGCGGGGCCATCGAGTGGGAGCGCACTGCCCTCGGGATCCCGCAAGGAAGCCCCCAGATTCTCACCGTCGACTCCGATCCGCTTTACTACGCACTCCTTGACGCGCATACCGACGGCACGTACAACTACTTCCTCATTGCGGAGCAGGACACCACTACGTGGGCGCTCGGGACTCGCGTTGGCCTCTTTCGTGAGGTCGTAGCCGGAGGTACGCCCGACATCTACTGGTTCGCCACGAACCTAAATGGCCCGGTCGTAAACGGCTCAATCCATCTCGACAATGGGGGTGACGACATGTACGTCGCCTTCACGATGGCCTACGGCGACCCGGAACAGCTGATGCAGACGACGCTAGGTCGACACGCGCTGCTCTTGCGAAAGATGTCGGGGGTCACCGGCTCCTTCCCGCCCTCCTTGGACACGTCGCAGGAGCTATTCTCGCAGCGCCTTGTGTCGAACATTGTGGTGGACAAGAACGACTTCCCCCACCTCGTGGTACAACAGTGGGACAACTGGAACCCAGACGACGGAGCGATCAGCGCCAGCCCAGACATCCCCGCGCTCACGTCGACTCACCAGAAGCCGCTGACGTCCGTGCATCTACGGTGGGACTACATTGACGAAGAGGTAGACGTCATTGCAAGCTACGATGCGGGGCAGAGCAAAGCCATGCCCGCGTCAATCGAAGAGCAAAACAACGCACTCATGTCTATGGTCTACTTTGACCAAGGCATCGCGGAGGCGGGGGCGCACCAGTTCTGGTTTGGCAACCGAAATCTGCTGACTGCTGAGGATAACTTCTACTTCCTTACGAATGGGACAGCCAACGCCTGGCCGATCAACGATGGGCGGGTTCCCCTACACCCCGGCACCGCACGCATGAACATCTACCACCTGCAGTCTTCGCTGCGTGTCCCCTACGAGCAGTTCTCAACAGGCATGTTTGTAGGCACCTCGCTCCCCGTCTGGTATGACGGAAGCCGAGAGCTGGTGGAAAGCACCTCGCTGGAGTCCCCGGAGGTCTGCGGGCTCACGATGGACGGAGACGGCGGAACCTATCTGGCTTATCAAGAGCTGGGCATTGCCGCCGACGCCTCGAAGGCGTGTCAAGCCGTGTGCGGCTACTATGATGATGGTGGGCTTGTCCACCGCAGCGCGCCCAGCGCGCCCTTATACTTTGGTAGAGCCGAAGCGACCATCACGACTGGCCACAAGGTCGTCGCCTACGTGACGCCACCGCTGAGTGTGGCGCGCAACCGGCAATACTTCATCGAGATGTATGAGAACTTTCCGGGAGAGACTCCCCAGCTCTGCGCGACGCGGTGGGTCAGCGATAACCAGGCCTCCGAGCGCCAGGACGTGGCGTGGGCCACCAACCTCAATCCGACCACGTTGGCCCATGACCTGAACGTGACCGGGTTTCGCACAGCCAAGGCCCTCTACACGGCGGGCAACGTACTCGCTGCAGACCCGTGGCCCTCCTTCGACCTACTCGCCAAGAGCGGGCGGCGCATCTTCGCGCACAGCATCGGCGACCCGAGCGCCATCTTCTATTCCAAGACTTTCGAGAACGGGATCGCCCCGGAGTTCTCCGCGGCCCTCGTCATCTCTCTCGGCAACGAGACCATCACGGCACTCGCGGCGATCGACGACAAGGTGATCGCGTGGACCCACGACGAGATGTTCCTCATCTACGGCACGGGACCCGACAACACGGGCGCCAATGGCGACTTCTTTGTTGAGAAGTTCCCGCACAAGATGGGGTGTATTGACCAGGACTCCATCTTGCAGTACGCCGACGGCATCGCGTTCTTCTCCAACAGCACGCGCGAGTTCCAGCTCGTGACGCGCGACCTACAGATTCAGGACCTAGGCGAGTCCGTCAAGGGCATCACCGACGACGACTCCTTCGACATCGTCCGCGCCCTCGTCTACCCCGACGAGCATGAGCTTCGGTGGTACTGCAACCGCAGCCTCCCCACCAAGTGGCTCCCGGACGGCGGCGAGACGGACGTGCCCCAACCCCCGCGACCCCAAATGGAAACCGAAGTTCCCACGAGTCTCGTGATCGTGTACAACTTCAAGTACAAGAAGTGGTCCTTCCTGGACGACACAGCCGACTACCACATCGTGGGGCTCGTGGACGGAAAGCCCGCCGGGCTCTTCGGCTGGAACTTCTACAAGACGAGTGACACCTGGAGTGACGCGGAGCTGTGCCAGTGGGAAACGCCTTGGATCAAGGTGAATCAGCTGCAGGACTTCGGGCGGTTCTACGGGGCCACCTTCGTCGGGAAGTACCTCTCCAGCTGGACCGACAACGGAGCCGGAGTCGAGTCTGGAGACCTACAGGTCACGGTCCGCTACGACTACGAGGGGCAAGGCGGGCAGGCGGACGTGTTCCGTTTCCGCGCCAACAAGGAGCTGGGGGACACCAACGGGCGGCGCCTCCAGTTCAAGATCCGCCCCCCGAGGCAGAAGTGCCAGGCCGTCAAGTTCGAGATCGAGGAGGTCGCGACGACCGCAATCGAGGTTTGGGAGCCCACCTACGCTCCTGGTAGAGGCTTTGTGTTGACAGCAGTAGACATTCACTATGGCGCCAAGGGCGGAAGCGCAGACAAGAATCTTCCCGCTGAGAGGAAGAAGGGCTAGTGGCTACGGGCGTAAATGCAGGCGGAATCGCCTCCGGCGGGATCGCGGCCATCGCGGGCATGGTCCCGAGCAAGGGGGGCAAGGGCGCACAGATCGCCGCGCAGTCTCTATTCACAGCGGCTTCTGCGGCCAACGCTATTCCCGTAGCAGGCCAGTTTGTTTCGGCGGGCCTCGCTATCGCGGGCCTCTTCACGAAGATCTTCGGCGGACAGCGCAAGGAGAAGCGTCGGAAGCGACGCGAAGCTCGGGCGGAGCGGCTGGCGAAAGCCTCGGAGGCGTCCCCCATGCAATCCGGCGGCGCGGGTGGCGTGGGTCTCGCACAGTCAGGCCAGAGCCAAATCGCCACCGCCCCCGTCGCCCCACCGATTCAGCCAGCGTTTAGCTCCTACGGCGGAGGCGCGGCCCCCTCAGTACAGCCGACGCAGCAAGCAATCAACAGCTCTCTAGGATTCAAGTAATGGCCTTTGACGCAGCAATCATCCCCTCCCTCCTCGGCCTCGGCGGCAAGATCGCTGGGGCGATCCCCGGTCTCAAGAAGCCGAAGCGTACCCACGCGGGCGGACGTGCGGCTGCACGAGCAGCGTCCCAAGCGAACGCCGCAGCGGTCGGCGCGGCCCAAGCCGGCCACGGGGCTTCCCGCGGACTCGCTCTGCGCGAAGGCCTCCGAAGCGCGGCCACCCAAGTCGCAGCGGCCTCCGGTCAGGCTGCGGACGCAGCCCAGCGTGATGAGGCTGCCTTCCAAGCGCAGCTCACGGCCCGCAACGAGCGCATCGCGGACTTCGCGAGCGGCACCGCAGAGGGCCTCGCCCAAATGACCCAAGGCTTCATCCAGCCGAAGGGTGCAGCGGGTGGGACGATCGAGGGACAGCCCGAGCTGCAGGGCTCGGAGACCGGGCTCGGCACTCCCGCCGCCGGAACCCCCGAAGAGCGCCCCGCACTAGCCTCCTCCACGGAAGGTCTCCAGGACCCCGCGGTGCAGGACCTGGACCAGATGGAACAGGACATGGTGCAGAAGAACATCGAGCTGGCCGAGCAGGACGACCCGCGGGTCTCCGGCCCCCACGCCGACTTCGCCTCGACGAAGCGGCTGGAACAGCTCCGCGCCAAGAGCCCAACGGTGGCGGCGCCTCAGATCGAAGCCTACCTGGGACAGCGGCTACGCGCCAAGAAGCTCATGCTGCAGGACGCGGAGCGCCTGGGGCTAGACCTCGGCACGATGCTACCCATGATCAATCGCCAGCTCGACTTGAAGCCGGGCCAGGGCGCACAGAACCCGTTTGGTGTCTCCCTTGACCCGGGCGACCAGGGAGAAGAGTAATGGGCACAGGACGAGCAAAAAGCCCCGGCACCCAACAAGGCGTAGGCGCAAGCCTCACGCGCCCCGGCTTCACCACTGAAGCCGAAGAGGTCCAACCGGATACGTTCATCTCGCGGACTGGCGGGGGCGAGCGCGGCGCGCAGGGCGGAGAGTCCGCAGGCCAGGCTCCGGTCGCCGGTAAGTTCCTCGACCCGGTGGGCACCGGCAAGACAGGCTTCACGCTCAAGGGTCAGATCGGAGTGCCCCGCCCGGAGGCGGAGCAGGCGATCAAGCAACAGGCGGAACAGGACATCTTCGAGGCGGAGCATCGCGCGGCAGTAGCCGAAGGCGAGGCCATGGGCTTTTCCGAGGTCCTACTCTCAGACTACGCGAACATCGCACAAGCGGACGCTCTGGAGGGCCGGCGGCTTCACCAGGAGCACTTCAACGTCGCGCGGGACCGCATGGACGGCCTGTACAAGCAAGTCGACCAAGCGCGAGCCCTGCAGGTGAACCCCTACAACTGGCACGAGTCCGTCGGACGAGGCGGGCGCGTGGCGGCTGCCTTCTCCCTGCTCACGGGTCAGATGGCGGCCGGAGCCGGGAACCCAAACTCAGCCTTGAAGATGATGGACGCCGCGATCGAGCGCGACATCGCTGCCCAGGAGCAGAACATCAAGGGGAAGTTCGACGCCCTCAAGATCCAACGGGGCCTGACCCAGGACGAGGCCCGCCTCTTCCAGGATGAGCTGGCCTCCCTGAACGAGACCCGCGCGGTGGCCTACGCGGCGATCCAGGGCCGCATCGCCGCGGCGAAGCAGCACGCGATCAACGAAGCGCACTATGCCGCGACGGAGGTCATGGAGGACCACTACAACATCAAGCTCCTGGATGCGATCCAGGCCGCGCGTCAGAACATCCACGTCGAAGTGGACAAGGCCGTCAACGCCTCGAAGCTGAAGATGCAGCTCCGAAACATCGAGCAGATGCAGAGTCAGCTCAAGGTCGGCACCCCCTTGGGGCCCTCTGGCGCCGCGACTACAAGCGCAACGCAAACTTCCGCTGAGACTGCGCTTCCTAGCGCACCCGGCCGTGCAGGCTCTGTAGGGGCCCGTAGAGGCCGCCCCGCCCCTACCGCTACCCCCCCTACCCCCGGCACCCCAAGCGCGGAGCTGCCGGAGGGTTTCGTGGATCGAGGAGCACCTCGGAGTGGAGTCGCGGAGCCCAGAGAGATCGAGGCTGAGGGACAGTCGCGCTCGGAGACTCAGGACGAGGCGGACCTTCGGTACGCCCGAGACTTTGATGCAGCGCAGCAGGCGACAGCAGCACAGGCAGCGGAGACCGGGAAGCAGCGGGTCGCGCGGGTCGCGGCGAGTCCGGCGAGAGGCCTCAAGGGTCTCGGCCTGAAGGCCTTCGCGGGCGGAGAGATCACGGAGGCGGAGATGGCTCGCGTCATCACCAAGCCGAGAGCACAGGGCGGCGCAGACGTACCGCGACGCGTGGCGAAGGCTGGGGGCTACGGCCTCGCGTTCATCACGGACCCGACAGCGGGTACGGGCGAACCCTCCCACAAGACGACGAGTCTCGCAGAGGGGCTGTCAGACATCGCGGCGGGAAAGAAGATCCGCAACGGGGGCTTCATCATGAACGCCGATGCTGACCTAGTAGCGGCCATGGTGCCCGAGCCCAACCCCGCGCTATACGAAGGCGGGAGGGACGGAGCCGGCTACAAGATCGCGAAGCAGGCCTACGACTTCGGGCAGGAGTTCGAGGAGATCTACGAGACCCGAGCCACGGTCGACGGGCAGCGCAACACGATCATCGTGGGTGGCGCAAGCTACAAGCTCGCGGAGGGGGCCCTCGCCCGCACCGACGAGACGGTGTTCCGCGAGATGCAGGAGAAGCTGGCTGAGGTGAACACCGGCCAGAAGGCTATGATGGCCCTCGCCAAGCAGATCCGCACGCACGGTGTCTCCGGTATCTTCACGCCCGAGGGGGGGTTCAACATCCCGGGCATCAACACCGCGGACGAGACCACGATGCTTCTGGCCAACAGGACCATCACCAACGCGATGCAGTACATCAAGACTCACGACCCGACGGCCCGCATTTCCGATAAGGACCTTGAAGTGGGTGAGCGTGCCATGGGTGGGTTCCTCACCAAGGGCGGAAAGATCCTGGACTTCCTCCAGTCGCTCGATGGGGACAGCTACAACAACACCAAGCGACGCCAGATCGAGAACTTCCTGGTTCACATCGCGATCGAGGCGCAGCGCATGGTTTGGGAAAAGTTCGAGAATGAGCTGGTCCCCGACTACAACACCATGATCCAGACGGCCGAAGACGCAGACGAGCTGCAGAAGTTCATCGACAGGAATCGGAGCAACTAGTGGCCGGAACCTGGGAGATCACAGACGGGCAGAACACCTGGCGCGTATCGCAAAGCGAGTACGCCAAGCTGGTATCGAACCGTCCGGCGTACCTGCCGAAGATCTCCGTCCTCAGCAAGGGGAAGATGCGCGCGGTATCGAAGAACGAGGACGGCGACTACGTCGACTCACTCGTCGACCCAGAGCAGATTGCACACCGAGCACAGTACGGCGACGACATCAGCGCCACGCCCGAGAACATCGAGAAGGCCCGACAAGACGCAGCTCGGCGCGAGGTTGAGGCTGTGGCCGAAGAGGAGGGCCTCACCACACTCGTGAACGCGGCCCTCCCGGGCGCGCAGTACATGCAGAACCTCGCGGTGGGCGTAGATGCGGCCACCAAGGCGCGGGAAGAGCTGAGTCGCAACGTGATCGCCAGCATGACTGGTAACATCGCGGAGTACGCCATCGGCGCAAAGGCCCTCAGCATGGGCTTCAAGGGGCTGCTCGGGGCGGAGCGCGCCGGCAAGGTCGGCACGAAGCTCGGCTTCGGGAAGGGCTCGGGGCTCTTGTCGCGCACTGGACGCCTGGTCGCGGAAGACGTCGCGATCGAAACACACTTCTACACCCAGCAGTTGCTGGACAACAACGCGGAGTTCGTCGCAGAGGATTGGGCGCAGCAGGTGGGCGTGGGGCTCCTCATGGCGTCCCCGATCATCGTGGGCGGCGTCGGCCGCGCAGCAGGCAAGGCGGCCCTCCAGACCTTGGGGCCCGGTGCGGCGACGAAGCTCAGCTCTCTGGGCGACGTCATTTCCACTGGCGCGGTGCTTTCCAAGCCGGGAACGATGGGCGCTGCCATGAAGGCGCGCGCAGGCGCCGCAGCCCACATTGGGAGCCGCGTCGTGCGGAAGCTGAGTCGCAAGGGTAAGGGCGCAGGACTCAGCGCCAGCGACGAGCTGGCCGAGAGGCAGTTTCAACACCTGGACGACATGGAGCACGTTGGGGGTATGACCCCCGAGCGCATGGCTCGCATGAGTCCCGCTAAGAGGCAGAAGTACATCGAGCGCTACAAGGCTATGGTCGACGGCGATGCCGGCTGGCTCGACGAGATGGATTGGGACAACATCCCCAAGAACGTCCGCGACATGGGTACGCAGACTCGGGGCGTGCGCAAGCAGGTCCTGGGCATCCATAGGCGTTTCCGTGGTGAGGGTAACGGTGCGACGCTCTCCCAGGCGAAGTACGCTGAAGCACTCAGCAAGGCGAATGAGCTTCTGCAGCACACGGAGGATGTCGGCATGGCTGACGTCAAGGGTGCGCTGCGCCGGGGCATCATCGAGGGTGGCGACGCGGCCACTCTGCAGCACTCCATGTTCGAGGCGCGCATCAACGCCCGGTTCCGCAGAGGGATCGACGGCGGCGCGGACATCGTGGACGATGAGCTGCGCTCCTTCCTGGAGGACTCGGGACGGTGGGGCGCTCGACAGGCTGCCAAGAACAAGAAGATCAATGACGCGCTCGACGGCGTGGTCGACGTGTGGGACTCCCTCGGAGACGCGGCGGTCCCCAAGCACCTGGAGAGCGTGGAGCTGGGCGACGCCTTGAAGATCGGGAAGGCACAGACCAAGATCAGCGAGCTGCGCCAGCATATGGACACGCTCACGGAAATGGGACTACTGACTGATGATCAGATCCGCGGCATCGAGACGAAGCTCATCGAAGTGAATGACGCCCTCGTGCGCGGCACGAAGAGCTACGGCGACGTGATCGCCGTGAACAAGTCCCGCACCGCTACCAGCGCTCGGCTCCGCGACCAGGCGGACCTGGCGGGCATGGACATCCCCACGACGCAGGAGGGCTTCGCTGCCCAACGTGACGCCATGGTGGGTGAGACCACGGGGCGCATCATGAACCTCGGCGAGGACATCGGCATGGCCCTAGCCAAGGGCATCAACTTCCTCTCAGACCCCAAGCGCACGGTCCCCGCGATCCGGGGCGTGGCGGGACTACAG